ACCTGATGGCTCACCCGTAACGTATCAACAAGGCGGTGTGTTATTCCTCCAACGCTATGTTTACCAAGTGTTCGGTTTGGCCTTTGCTTTGACTAAAGTTTTAGTTGAAGACGGAGACCACATCCGCATTGGTCAAGTGTATGCTCGTCACCTTGCTCAATCTTTGGTTGAGACAAAAGAATTGTTGTGCGCTAACGTGTTAAACCGCGCGTTCAACTCTTCTTACACAGGTGGTGACGGTGTGTCTTTGATTAACACAGCGCACCCTATTGCTCAGGGCACTTTTAGCAATCAGCTTTCAACCGCTGCTGCTTTGAGTCAGACTTCACTAGAGCAAATGTTGATTCAGGTTCGCCAAGCTGTTGACAACAACGGCAAGCGCATCCGTTTACAACCTTTGAAACTCGTGGTCGCTCCGGGCAACGTGTTCCAAGCCGAAGTTCTGTTGAAGTCTGTGCTGAGAACAGGTACCGCCAACAACGACATCAACCCAATTAAGTCAATTGGTTTGTTGCCTGAAGGCGCTACAGTTATCACACGTTTGACTTCCGCTACGAACTGGTGGGTTCAGACCGATGCACCCGAGGGCACTAAGATCCTCATGCGTCGTTCGCTCGAGAAAACCATGGAAGGTGATTTCGAGACTGACTCCATGCGCTACAAAGCGACAGAGCGTTACCAAGTGGGATGGACTGACCCACGTACCCTTTACGGTACACCCGGAGCTTAAGCTCAAAGTGGGGGTTGATTTAACCGTCAACCCCCTTTTTCAAATAACTTGTCTACTTTTCATGGAGAACGACAATGCCCCAATTTTCAGATGACCTTTTCCTAGGTTCCGCACAATCTTTTGTTGGAACAAATACCAACAGTACTTTAGGAAACCCCGCCCCAATGTCTTTAGGTTTCGGACCCATGGGTCGCGTTTACCTTTATGATACCACCGCAGCAGTTGGCACCGTTGCAGCAGTTCTGGCTGCTAAAACACCTACTACCGCTACAACTTATTCAGGCACTCAACTGGCAGCAGCTTCCGCAACAGCGGGAACAACTCAAGTGACTCGCACTGACGGCACAGTGGTCATTCAGTTTGATTACCCCCGCGCTGTGGCTTGTACAACTGCGTCAGGAAGCCCCACTAACTCAGTAATCACGATTACGGGTTACGACTATTACGGTCAACCTATGACTGAGATCATTCAGTCAGGAACTGTTCAGTCAACACAAACTAAAGGGCGCAAAGCGTTCTTCCAAGTTTACTCAGTTGCGTTCAGCGCAGCAACCACAGTAGCGGTTTCAATCGATACGACTAGTATCTTAGGTTTGCCCGCACGTATCAGCGATGAATCCTACATTCTGAGCAACCGTTTCACAGGTTCTTTGTCAAATGACTCAGGTACTTTGACATACGGTTACTACGGAAACACAACAAGTTATGCAACTCAGGCGATCACGAACTTCACAGCAGCGACTCCTGGCGTGATTACAGTTGCTTATGCTCCTCCTAGCGGAACTTTAGTTCAGTTAACAGGATCTTTGGGCACACTGACAGGTGTTTCATTGAACACAACCTATTGGTTCACCAATGTATCTGGTACAACTGGTAAACTGTCAACCACTCAAGCTAACTACTTGGCTGGAACATATGTGGCTACTAGCGGTACAACAATTACTTCTGGTATGAATCTTGTTCCGCAGTTCACTTCAAGTTCAGTAACCCCCGATGTGCGTGGTACATACGCTCCTGGAGGCACTTTAAATGGCGCAGCAAAACTAGTCCTAACTTTAGGTCTGACTGCGATTCAAGTAGGTCCTAACGCCACTGCAACAGGTTTGCTTGGCATCACACAAGCCTAAGGGAGAGTAAATTATGGCAACAAAATTTATGCGCGAGCCTAAAGAGGATACAACTGAGCCTACCGCTGACGAAGCAGGAAGCGGTATGAAGCGTGGTGGTCATGCTCATAAGAAACACATGGCGATGGGGGGCAACCCTATGATGGCAGGAATGCCTATGCGTCGCCCAATGATGGCTACACCTGCGTTGATGCGTAAAAAGCACGGCGGTGAAGTTGAGTCAAAGGCTGAGCAACATCGTGAAGACGCTCGCATGAGCAAGATCGAGAAAGAGCTTCATCACCACGAAGCCATGAAAGCCAAAAAGGCTCATCATGGTTTGAAAAAAGGCGGTGCTGCTTCTGCCGTTGCACCAGACAATACTCCTGGAGGATTGTTGGGCGGTATCATGGCTCAAAAGCATGACTTAAAACGCGAGACAGGCGGTGTGCGCTCTCCGGGCTACAAGCACGGCGGTAAGGCTCACCACATCTCTGGTCATCCAGAAGGCACTCATAAGCATCACATGGCTATGGCCAAGCACCACAAGGCTAAGCACGCTGAAGGCGGTTCTGCTCATCACCACAAGATGCACGAGCACCACAAGCACATGGCTAAAATGTGCAAGGGCGGTGAGATGATGCACAAAGCTGAAGGTGGGTTGGCTGCTAAGGGTGATCGCTTCCAGACCGAAGGAACTTTGAAACCAAAAGTCAACGTACAAGACAAAGTTGTTAGCGCTCAGAAAAATAAAGAGCACGTAACGACTAAGACAGGTCGCGTTGTTAATACTGTTGCAGGTGAAAAAGACGGCGGTTTCAAACGCGGAGGTCACGCTCATAAGAAACATCACTATGCAAAAGGCGGTACAGTGTCTGAGAAAGTTGCAGACCGTTACGTTAACAGCATGGCTGATGGGGTTAAGAGCCGTTATGAAGACAAAAAGAAAGCCACGGGCGAACTTGAGTTGAGCAAGTTCAAAAAGGGCGGTCATGTTAAGGCTAAACACCACGCACATGGCGGTCACGTTGATCACAGCACAACGCACGGACATTCAGATGCGGGTCACACTCATCACCACAAACATGTTGCAAAACATCACCATGGCCATGATAAAATTGATGGTCATCCAATGAAGAAGGGCGGACACGTTGGTCATCACGCCAGCAAAATTTCTACCCATAAAAAAGCTGGTGGTAAGTGTAACTACTAAAAAGCGGGGGGAGGCGTCTCCCCTCTCTTTTAACTTTAAGGAATAGTCATGGGACAAATAGTCAGTTATGTCGGACCCACATCTAACAATGACAACAATTTAAGAACGCAAACTTCTCAACGCTCCACGGCTTATGACCCCGTTGATAAGTTAAGAGTTTCAACTCCTCAGTCTTTGATTGATACTGACTTTGAATATGGTCAGCAAGCAACAAAGTGGGAGCAGACCGCGATGCAGAATAATAGGGCGGGTCTCTATTATTTGGTTGATGCAGCTTTACCCGTCACCGCAATTACCGGAAATCAATCAACAACAAATCAGTTGGTGATTGCGATGTCATCTTCAAACGTGCCAAATGGCTCCCCTATTTTCATTCAAGATGCGCTTGATCCTAACGCTAATGGCTGGGGTTGGGTTGCTTCGGGCGGAGGTTCAACGGCCACGTCAATCACAGTTTACATGGCTCAGGCGGTCACGACTGCAACTTGCTGGTCGGCTACGTCAACTTATGTTTATCTGGGTTACACATACAGCAATTACGCTTACTATTTGACAGGTACAACGGCTTTCACATACGTGGGGTCAACTGTTAGCGGTACGACTACTTATCCGCATGGTTTGTCAGCGGGTTCTTTGATTTACATCACCGGAACAACTGGCCCAACTACTGCTACGACTATTAATGGTCCACAGATAATTGCAACAACGCCTACCGCTACAACTTTCACGTTTACAAACATCAACGGCACACCTTCAACAACTATCGCGAACACGGCAGGTCAGAGCAATCTTTACGCTCGCCCAGCAGGATGGGTTGATTGTCATGCTTATGATGGTTCAGTAAACTTTACGGCTGGTGCAGCGGTGGCAAATCAGACGCTTCAGCGTCAAACCCGCAGGTACTTTCGTTATCAATCTGGTAAGGGTATTCAGTTTTCAACTGGAACCATTCTTAAACCCCAGATTCAACAACCCGTATTGACTTCTTCTGGGTCAACGGTGACGGTTACAACAAAAATACCGCACAATTTAACTAAAAATACATATATTGTTGTCTCGGGTGCTGATCAAACGGCTTACAACGGAACGTTCGTCGTTACCGCTACAACCGCTTTGACCTTTACCTACACGACTTTAAATAACGTGACCCCATCGGCTTCACCCGCGACTTCAACAGGCGGGTTTATTCACGTAAGCCCCAGCGTTTGGTACGGGTCTAGCAATAAGATAGGTTTCTTTGATCAGCAAAATGGTTTATTTTTCCAATATGATGGGTCAACGCTTTATGCGGTGTATCGTAACTCGATCAATCAAATTGTTGGAACTGTATCAGTCACAAACGGTAGCGGTACAGTCACTGGCTCTAGCACTCAGTTTAGCACTCAGTTGGTCGTAGGCGATTATGTTGTCATTCGTGGTC